TGTTGCGGATGTGATAGTGTAGCAGAATGTACTTGTAGCCCAGACTGTCCTAATTGCGATTGTCATAGCGGCGTAACTGAAGATGATAGATATACAAAATATGCTAGTGTTCCAGGTCGCGAATATGATAAGGACGACAAAGCAGAAGCAAAACTATTATCATTACAAGATCGAAAATCAAAACTTTTAAAAAAATTAGATAGAATTTCCGATGAAGGTGGTAAAATTGGCATTAATGATCCTGAATATAAAGAACTTCAAGCAGTTAAAAAAGCAATAGCAGGTCTTAAAGAAGATGAAGCTAGTGATCTTTATCACGATAATGTTAAATCAGGTAAAGATTATAATGACTACAAAGGTATCCAAATCCATAATTTAAGAAAAGAATTAAAACAAGTGAGAAAAACACTTCTTAACCTACAAGACATTGAAGGTAAAGATAACAGTTCAGATATGCTTAATAACATTAAAGGTATGCTGGGCGGTTATGAACAAGTAGTTGACAATATGGAAGATGCTTTTAACAAACTTCGGATTGGTAGACATCGTAAAGAATCATCAGAATTTCAAAAAAGAGTTAAAGAAGCTGAACAAGGAAGTACTGAATACTACAGAGAATTAGATAAAAATCAACTTGATCACACTCATCAACTATTAATGAAAGCTATGAACCAATTAAACGTAGCAATAGCACAAAGATCAAAATTTGGTAAAGAGCTAATGGGGTCAGGCGACAGAGCAGGCACAGGTCACTTATACGGAATATTACAAAGACTTGAAGCAATAAGCAACGAGTGGGATAGAGAAACAGAGTTGTACGGAAATTAACAATGAGAGCAACTGATTTACTAGATAGAAAATTAAGTGGGGGCGAAAAGCGTTCTAAAGAAGCACACGTCAAAAAACTTAAAAAGCACAAAGGCGACTTTGAAAAACGTTACGGTGATGATGCTGAAAGTGTCATGTATGCTGTAGCAACTAAAAGAGCTAAAGGTGAATCAGTAGAAAAAGAAGGCTGGCATAAACTTCCAGATATGGATAGAGAAAGATATCAAGAACGTGATGGACTAGAAGGTCCTATTATGACACGCTCTGGTAAAGTAGTTTACTACGATAATAAAGAAGGCAAATACTACGACCCAGATACAGATATGTACATTGATGACGAAGATATGAGAGCTTTAACGACAGTTAGAACAGAAGACAACTTTGATGCTGAAGGACAAAAACCCAAAGCATTAATGGCTTTATATAAAGATAACGAACATAACAACTATCACTCAGAAAACAATTTATTACTAGCTAAAGCATTTGGTACTCCTAAAGAAGTACAAATGGTAGAATTAATTCTTAAGAAAAATCAAAAACAAGGCTACACATCAAACGAAGATTCTGAATGGATGTACAAAAACATAAACAAAAAATACTATAAAGAACTAGTTAAAGGAGCACTAGGTGAAACTTATGGTTCTTTAATGACAGTTGGTGCTGATCCTAAACCAAAATATAAGGATGAAAAACCAGGCAAATATAAAATTGGATTAACTAAAAAACCTAAAAATGCTAAAGAACCTTATATTGCTAAAAAGGAAAGTATATTTGACGAGGTTTGGGGAGAAGCAGAAGTAGATGACGTAAAAGTAAAAAAGAACGACATAAAATTATCTGGAAGTGTTACACCACAAATGATTGCTAAACAACTACCAGGTGTACAAGATCAAAAAAACTTAATAATGGCATTAATGAAAATGAAACGTGGTGACCCGAATTATAGTAGACCACAAATGATTGCGGCCGCGGATGCTTTTAAAGAACTAATATCAAAAACACCAGAAGAAACACAAAAAATAATGATGCTATTAAAACGTGTCAAAACACTAGGGGATTAAAATGTCTAGATTAGCAGAAGAATTAAACACTTATGTTAAAATGGTAAGTGATAATCTGATTAAAGAAAAACATTATCAATCTATACACGACATTCTTCAAGCTCACCCAAAAGAAGTAGATGCTTTTAAAAGCAATCCTCATAATTTCCCTATACAAAAACACAAAGAATTTTATAAAGATCTTTGGGATCTGTATAGTAACTCGGGCGAAATGCCACACGAAGTAGTAACAGCATCAAGTGAAAAATATAAAGCACAATGGATAATGGACAAACTACACGACGAAGTTAGTAGCCAAGAACCAGAAGACTTTGATCCACATGATGACGCATCAAATGACCATTTTGATATGGACTTAGATTATGATGAAGACTGGGACACATTAGGATTTGACCCTGCTTACGAAAATAACAAAGTTAAAGAAGAATTACCACATACTGAAGGTCCACCTTTAGCAGATAAAATTCATGATAGTTTACATAATACTTGGATGAACGGTGGCGAAGAAGCTCTTCAGGCAGAAATGAAAATGGACGACAAAGATTGGCAAAATGCTATAACAGATATTTCTATTAACACAGGTTGGCATCAAGATGACGATAGAGAAGAAATTATTACTAAAATAATCGATGATTATGTTGACAATTATGCTACTGGCGAATCAACTACTCCAATTTCAAAAATGAAACATCTAGCCGGCTTGTAAATCATTAACTACCCATATAACTACCCATTCTAAATAATTACTAGTATGTTAAACAACGATTTAAATATTCGTAAAAAAACTTCCTATAAATCTATTGGCCCTACTGGTATACCAGAAGGCTTTATACTAGATAGTCCATCTAAAAGTGAACTAGGTGCTGAAGGTTGGAAAAATCATATGTGGCAAAACTTTAGCTACACATACAATGAAGATGGCTTTAGAACAACATTTCCTTATACAAACTCAGGAATAATTGCTATAGGTGATAGTTTTACAGAACATCACGGAGGCCCTGAAGAAGAACAATGGACACAACATATACATGGCCCAGGCACTAAAACGCCAATGGATGCTATAGTTATGGTTCCTAAGATTGATGTTATTAACTTAGGTATGGATGGAGCTGGTAATGATACTATTGCTGATATTGTAGAATGGGGAGTAAACAAATTTAAACCTCATACAGTATTAATAATGTTTAGCTTTTTACATAGATGGAATGATAACGGCGAATTAAAAGCAGATGATACTAATGATGAAAGATGCCGAGAACGTATGTTGTTTAACTTTAATAGAATAGTAGAATATACTAAAGGATTAAAACTAATATACAGCTTCATACCAGATAGATTAGTTAGCAACAATGAATGGATAAACGAACATTTTCCTGATAGAATAAAGTATAGGCAAACTGATTATGCTCGTGATGGAGTACATTTTGGTTATGATACTGTAAGATCAATTGGCGACTTGTTTAGTCGGGCTCTTTAATAAATTCTGCTTCTAGTTTAGCTTCTTCTTTTTTAACTACTTTTTCTTTTCTAATATGTGGATAAAATAATGGAGCCGGAGATAAACTAGTACACCATGGGTCTTTTTTATCAATAGCTTGTTTTATTTTAACACCCCAATATACTAAATTAGGTTTATGAATTTCAATAGCTTGTTTCCAATCAAACGTACGAACGCCTGTGTCTAACACAATTTTACTACCAGCATACATTAAAGGTAAAATACAATTTACTAACTGAGATACTTGATTTCTTGTATCTTGTTCTATATAAGCTACCGCTGGTGCCTCCATAACACTTGATTTACCATCAGGTGTATGTACAGCAGAAAAACTTTTAATAAGTTCATCTAAGTTTGATTTTTTATATTTGTGAAGTTTAGTATCGCGATGTTCAATAATAACACCATCTATATTTTGGTATTCTTTACATTCATCTGGATACTCATATGGTTCTGAATATTGAACAAAACTACGATGGAAAACTAAACGTACAGATTTTTTATCAGGTCCTGCTTCGTATCTTCCACCTGGTAAAACTAAATCTTCCGAGCCAACCATTATTACTGTTGGCTTAACTTTTTTATACCATGCTGGTGTTAAATTATTAGCATTATCAAAATAAAGTGTATGACCACATTTAACAGCGGCAAAAAGCATAGCTAATACTGTAATAGATGTATGCCCTTTAATAACAATTCTCATTGGGTCTAGTATATAAACCGGATCAGGCATTTCACCTGGTTCATGAACTAGTGTACCTTTTACTCTTAAATGGTTAAAATATCGTCCCCAATAGTTAACGGCTGATTCAAAACGTCTACTATCAATCCAATTTCCGTCATCTTGGATAATTTTGAATTTACCAAATTTACTAAAATCTAAGTCCATACTGTCAATCTCCTATTGTACTAGTATGTATCACTAAAAGAGCTTGACTTCTTTCGAAAGTGGTAGTATAATATAAACTATTAAATTTAATAAAGGAGACTCCAAATGTCTGATAGATATTTTAACCCTGAAGAAAAAGCAAAACTGACCCAAGTTATTAACGAAGGTATGACAGTAATGCAAGAAGTCGAAGATTTGTCGGCAGGTCTTAACGAAACAGTTAAAGCCGTTGCTGAAGAATTCGAAATTAAACCAGCTGTACTTAAAAAAGCAATAAGAACAGCACATAAAGGAAACTTTGCCGAAGTTAGTACTGATCAAGAATTGTTAGAAACAATTTTATCAACAGTCGGAAAAGTGTAAGTGAATAAAGTTGCCCAATTTTGGGTTAACTCTTATAAAAGCGACCAAATAGCATTTAGTTTTGAACTTGTTAGTTTTATATTTACAGTAGCGGCAAGTTTAACATTAGCCTTAACGGCACTAGATCCAAATATGGTATTGATATACCCGCTTTTCTTTATAGGGTCAACAACTCAATGTTATGCTTCTATGAGAAGAGGTGCGGCTTGGGTAATGTTATTAACAGGGTGGTTCGTTTGTGTTAATGTATTCGGATTCCTTGTAGCAACTGGGATTTTATGATAATTATATGTATAAGGTAAACTTTCAATGTATGTAGATGCTTTCTTTGATCGCCAACGTGATCGAATTCACATTGTTGAGCGAGACAAAAATCAAATTAGACAATACCACGATCATCAAGCAAAATATATAATGTATTATGATGACCCGAAAGGTAAGTTTAAGAGTATCTATGGCAATCCGGTCAGTCGAATTCAATGCCGTACTAATAAAGACTTTAGACGTGAAAAAGCTCTTCATGTAAATGTTAGAACATACGAGTCGGATATGAATCCAGTATTTCGTTGTTTAGAAGAAAACTATTTAGGTCAAAATGCTCCAAAACTACATACAGCATTTTTTGATATTGAAGTTGACTTTGACGTCACTAGAGGATTTAGCCCACCAGAAAACCCATTTAACCCAGTTACAGCAATATCAATATACTTACAATGGTCTAAACAATTAATAACATTGTTAACACCACCTAAAGGTATGTCTAAAGACGAAGTTGATAAAATTATTAGTAAGTTTGAAAATACATTTGTATTTGAAAACGAAGCAGATTTACTTAATACATTTTTAGATGTAATCGAAGATGCTGATGTATTAAGTGGTTGGAACAGTGAAGGTTATGATATTCCATACATGGTTAATAGAGTTAAAAGTGTATTAAGCAAAGATGATACAAGACGTTTTTGTTTATTTGGGCAATTTCCTAAAGAACGAAAATTTGAACGTTTTGGTAAGGAACAAATTACACACGATTTAATAGGTCGTGTACATCAAGACTATATGCAACTTTATCGAAAATACACCTATCATGAGATGCATTCTTATTCATTAGATGCGATTGCTGAATATGAATTAGGTGAAACTAAAGTACAATACACAGGTACATTAGATCAACTATTTAATAATGACTGGGAAAAGTTTATTGAATACAATAGACAAGACACAATGCTATTAAACAAGTTAGATGAAAAGTTAAAGTTCTCAGATTTAAGTAACGAACTAGCTCATGCTAATACTGTTTTACTACAAACAACAATGGGTGCTGTAGCAGTTACAGAACAAGCAATTATTAACGAAGCACACGAACAGGGCTTTGTTGTACCAGATAGAAAAAAGCACGACAAAGAAAATACAACGGCGGCAGGTGCCTATGTGGCATATCCTAAGAAAGGATTACATGACTGGATTGGTGCTATAGATATTAACTCACTATATCCAAGTGCCATTAGAGCATTGAATATGGACCCAGCAACTATTATTGGACAACTTAGACCAGACTATAGTGACGCTCACGTTAACGAGGCAATGGGCAATAAGAAATCATTTGCTGAAGCTTGGGAAGGTAAGTTTGGTAGCACAGAATATCAAATGGTTATGGATCAAGATAAAGTAGATGAAATTGTTGTTGAATGGGAAAATGAAGCAAATGAAATATTAACAGGTGCTGAAATTTATAAGAAAATCTTTTTAAGTGGTAACAAATGGATGTTAAGTGCTAATGGTACTATTTTTACACACGAAAAAGAAGGAATCATTCCGGGATTATTAAAACGTTGGTATAGTGAACGGCAAGACATACAAAAAGTTAGGGCTTCTGCTAACACACCAGAAGAAAGAGCATTCTGGGATAAAAGACAATTAGTTAAAAAGATTAACCTAAATAGTTTATATGGTGCTATACTTAACCCAGGTTGTAGATTCTTTGATAAACGTATTGGGCAAAGTACAACATTAACAGGACGAACGATTGCTAAATTTATGAGTAGCAAAGTTAATGAAATTATTACAGGTGAATTTGATCATAGAGGAAAGTCTATTATATATGGTGACACAGACTCTGTATATTTTAGTGTTTGGCCAATAATCAAAGATACTGTTGAGAAAAAAGAAATGGAATGGAGTAAAGATATATGTGTTAAACTTTATGACAATATATCTGAACAAGTTAACGAAGATTTTCCAAAGCATATGAAAGAAGCTTTTAATTGTCCAAGAGAAAACGGTGAGATTATACAAGGTGGTAGAGAGATTGTTGCTATTAAAGGATTGTATATTACTAAAAAACGTTATGCTGTTTTAATTTATGACTTAGAAGGATCTAGACTAGACAGGTCAGGTAACCCAGGTAAAGTAAAAGCTATGGGTTTAGATCTTAAACGTAGTGATACACCAAAAGTAATACAAGACTTTTTAAGTGAGATATTGTTAGGTGTTTTAACAGGTGACAGTCGAGATACTGTTATTGAAAAAATTAGAAACTTTAAACAAGACTTTAAACACAGACCTGCTTGGGAAAAAGGATCACCTAAACGTTGTAACAATTTAACAAAGTTCACTGAAGCAGAAAGACGTGAAGGTAAAACAAATATGCCAGGTCATGTTAGAGCAAGTATGAACTGGAATACTTTATGTGATATGAATCATGACAAGTATAGTGAAAAGATTATGGACGGGCAAAAGGTTATTGTTTGTAAACTTAGACCTAACCCGTTAGGATATAAAAGTGTAGCATATCCTACAGATCAACTACACTTACCTACATGGTTTAAAGAGCTTCCATTTAATGAAGCTGATATGGAAAATACTGTAATTAGTAATAAGATAGACAACTTGTTAGGAGTATTAGATTGGGATTTAGTTAGTGACACAGATACTTCAACAACATTTGATTCGTTGTTTACGTTTGAATAAAGGAGATGTATGAGAATAAGTGTAACAGGTAGTAGAGGTTTTGTTGGCACTAGATTAGTTCAAATATTAAAAGAACAAGGTCACGAAATTGTTGAATGGGATAGAAATATAAGTGAAGAAAGAGATATAGAAGAATGGCGACCTGAAGATTGTTCAGCTGTAATACATCTGGCGGGTATTGCCAATGTACGAAAAAGTATAGAAAATCCAGAAGAATATTGGTATACTAACGTTGAGCTCAGTAAAAAGTTATTTTACCTAGCATTAACTAACAATATGCGAATAATTTATGCTAGTAGTTCTTGTGCTAAACGTTGGTGGTTATCACCATATGGTACAAGTAAAAAAGCTATGGAACTAATTGCCCCACCTAGAAGTTTGGGTATGAGATTTACAACTGTATATGGAGAAGGCAGTAGAAAGGATATGTTTGTTCATCGGCTTAAAACTAAAACACTAGAATATGTAACTGATCATGTTAGAGACTTTATTCATGTAGACGATGTATGCCAAGCTATTATAAAAAACCTAAATAATAACATACTATCAGGAATTATTGACGTAGGTACAGGTAACGGTATAAGCATACAAGAATTAACCCAGATAGCTGGATATGAAGATGGGCAATTAAGATTACAAAAAGGATTATCTTGTGAAATGCCTGAGAATACAGCTAACATAGGACCATTGTTAGGAACTGGTTGGAAACCTACAATTAAAATAGAAGATTATATAAAGGAGTAAAATATGGCTGACGATTATAATCCAATGATAGAACAAAATGTTGGCGATGTTTCTGGAGACTTTACAAAAAGTGTTACAATAACCGATAGTGGTAATACAGAAACAACAGGTACTGGTAGTGATGTTGAAGCTGGTGTAGAAGCAATCCATACTATATTTCAATACATACCAGAGTTAATTTTTGTTTCAATATACGGCTTATTAATGTACGCCGCGGTGCTTTGGATCACCAAAAAGATAAAGGGGTAGTATGAAGTTTATTATAGCAGGATATGGATTTGTTGGTAGTGCTATTGGAAGTGTATTAGAACCACATCACGAAATAATACCGGTAGACCCAAGACTTAATGTTAATAAAATAGAAGACCATATTAAAACAGCAGATGGCGTGATTATTTGTGTAAGCACACCTCCAAAAGATACAGGTGAGTGTGATGCTAGTAATATTTGGAATGTATTAAAACAGATTCCAGGACCACTAGATGTTCCAATCCTAATTAAAAGTACAGTACCATGGATTGATTTAGATCAAATGGTTGAATATAATAAACAATGGAATAAAAGCAGTATTACATACTACCCAGAATTTTTAAGAGAAGAAACAGCATTAGAAGATTTCGTCAATCAAAAATATGTTATACTAGGAGGCGATAATACAAAATTTTGGTCAGATGTATTATATAAACATCTACCATTAGTAGAACACATACACACTTGTACGATAAAAGAAGCAAGTATTATAAAGTATTTCTCTAACAGTTATTTGGCAACTAAACTTACGTTCTTTAATGAACTGTATGAGTTATGTGAAAAAGTCAAAGCAGATTATGATACAGTTAGTGAATTATTAGGATTGGATACTAGAATTGGCAAAAGCCATACAACTGTACCAGGGCCTGATGGAAATTTTGGTTGGGCAGGCCATTGTTTTCCAAAAGATACAACTGCCTTAATAAAAATAGCAGATGATTTGGATATTGAATTGTCTGTACTTGAACAAGCTATGTCAACAAATGTCGAACATAGGAAAAAAGACTTGACAACCAGGCCTGAAACAAGTTATAATAAAGACATAAATGGAGAAAACTAAATGAAAGATTACTTACAAGATATCGTACAACATACTCATGGTCTTGGGTTTATTGATCTAGTAAAGATTGATGGATCAGACGAAGAGACGTTGCTCGAAGGAATAGCAGAAGATCGTTCTGTTATTGTTAAAGCAAAATTTAAAAATCCAGTAGCAGACTTTGTTGGCACGTTTGGAATGCCAAACATCAATAAACTGGATTTGTTATTGAAGATCCCAGTTTATAGTGAAAACGCTAAATTGGAATTACAACGCCAAGATCGTAATGGTACATCAGTACCAGTTGGCATTCATTTTGAAAATGATGCTGGTGATTTTAAAAACGACTATCGTTTTATGACTAGCGAAATTATTAATGAAAAGATTAAAAGTCTTAAATTTAAAGATGTAACGTGGGACGTAACTATTGAGCCAACTGTGGCGGCAATACAACGTTTGGCGTATCAGGCTCAAGTTCATGCTGAGGAAATGACATTCATTGCTAGAACTGATACTGGACATCTTAAATTTTACTTTGGTGATCACTCAACTCATGCTGGAGACTTTGTATTCCAACCTGATGTTGAAGGTACACTTAAACATGGATGGGCTTGGCCTGTTCTACAAATACAACAAATATTAAAACTGCCTGGTGATAAACAAATGATGTTTTCAGAACAAGGTGCCGCTCAAATTAATGTTGATAGTGGACTTGCTGTTTATGAATATATCTTACCAGCACAAAGCAAGTAGGAGAAGTAAGTGTTAGCAAGTTTTATATATGTAAGTCGTGAAGCATTA